GAATCAATAGAACCACCTTTTACAAGTATCTAAAAGAAGATGAGGAGTTTGCAAAGCAAGTAAAAGATGTTGAGAACATTGCACTTGATTTTGCTGAATCACAACTACACAAACAAATAAGTGAGGGCAATACAACTGCTACAATCTTTCTTTTAAAGACAAAAGGGAAAAAACGTGGTTATGTTGAAAGGCAAGAGATAATTCACGACAATCAAATTAAATCAACCATTATAGAATGGACACCACCAAGAAAGTTGAACAAAGATGCAATAGACAATTCTACGACCTTATTAGATCAGAAAAAAGATTTAAAGTCCATCAAGGAGGAACAAGGTCAGGAAAAACAGTAGCCGTTTGTCAATACCTGGTTTATCTTATTACAACATCAGAGAAACCTTTGACAATATCTATTGTCCGTAAAACATTACCTGCATTAAGAGGAAGTGTAATGAGGGATATAATGATAGTGCTACAAGAAACTGGAATATATTATTCAGGAGTTCACAATAAAGCCGATAACACTTTCAAATACAATAATCATTTAATTGAGTTCTTATCAGTAGATGAACCTCAAAAGATTCGTGGTCGAAAAAGAAATATAGCCTTCTTAAATGAGGGCAATGAATTAAACATAGAGGACTTTAGACAAATCAATATGAGAACAACCGATATGGTAATTGTTGATTTTAACCCATCAGATCCTATTCATTGGATTTATAGCGACCTTATACCAAGAGATGATTGTGATACTTGGGTAACAACTTACAAGGACAATAATTTCTTATCTAAAGAACTCGTAAATGAAATAGAAAGAATGAAACTTCGTGATCCTGATTACTGGAGAGTATATGGTGAGGGATTAAAAGCAATCTTTAGTGCAAGACAAATATTTAACAACTGGACTTTTATTGATTACGATGAGTTTCCTGAATTTGATTTAGAAGTAGAAGGGATTGTAGGAATTGACTATGGATATAGTAATGATCCAACTGCTTGTGTTCTTGTCTTTAAAAAGCACGATAGGGTGTACTTGCACGAGATATTATATCAAAAGGGTTTAACTAATAGCGATATTGTGGATATACTCAAAGCTAAAGGGTATGGCGAGGTAATTACTTATGCTGATTCTGCTGAACCTAAATCGATTGAGGAAATGAGAAGATTGGGATTATACATAAAACCTGCAACCAAAGGTCAAGGAAGTATAAATGCAGGAATATCTAAACTAAAAGAGTATGATATATTTGTTAGTAACGAATCAAAGAATATATTAAGAGAATATCAAAGCTATTATTGGGAACAATTAAAAGATGGAACGATAATAAATAAGCCACAAGACAAAGAAAATCACTTAATGGATTCTATTCGTTATGCCGTTTATTCCTCCTTTGGTAAGAAAGAAAACTTTTTTGTAATTTAATTAGTATTTTTGTAAAATAAAAGTTATTCGATGGCATCAATATTATCAAGATTTCAGAAACTCATATCAAAAAATTTTCAACAAACTAATGCAGAGTTTAACAAAGCAATATATAACTACATAGGAAATAGTATTATTTGGAATCCTGAAAACGATAGTACATACATCGAAAAGGGGTATCAATACAATACAACCATTTATTCTATTGTAAATCTTATAGCTAAAACTGCAGCGACAATTCCATTTCAAGTATATGAGATTAAAAACGAGAATGAGTTAAAGAGATATAAAGCTATGACAAGTGGTATCGCTAATGGTTCTGCATTACACAAAGCAGAGGTGTTAAGAAAACACGCACTTGAAGAAGTAGCAGATACTGAATTACACGAATTACTTTCAAGACCTAATCCTGCACAATCATATAATGCTTGGATTCAAGAGATAATTGCATTTGGTAAATTAACTGGTAATCGTTACATCTATGGTTTAAAACCTGAAACAGGTGCTAATCAAGGTAAATTCAAAGAATTATATGTATTGCCAAGTCAAAAGGTAGAGATTAATAGTGGTGGGATATTTGAACCAGTTAAATCATACTCATTAGAATATAATGGACAATACAAGATGGCAGCAGAGGATATTTGCCATATTAAAGATTTTAACCCTTATTATGATGGAACTGGTAGTCATTTGTATGGAATGTCACCACTTAAAGCAGGTTTAAGATCGTT